AATCTATAAATTGTCGATACTGACCAATCACCTCTCCAATTATCTGAACGTGTAATAAATGTCCATTTTTCACCATCATCTGCAAGTCCAAGCGTATCCGTTGCAGCTGATTGATGTTTTAAATTACAGATATATACAATACCATTTTCTCTAATAACATCACCTAAATCATAATATGTATTAGGTTGCCATGTGTTTAGCCAGTTATATGTAGTTTGATACAATATCCAATTGTCAATACTATTAGGAAGTCCCAACGCTGCAACAGCAACAGATGTATGACTAGTAATACATTGATAGATATAACCTTTGTATTTTACTATATCGCCTTCAGAATAGAATGTTGAAATTTTCCAATCACCCATCCAAGTGTAGCCATCGAACATAAGTTCCCACATACCGGAATAGCGAGTATCAAATTTGTTGCCCATTCCTGTATGGGTTTCGCAATAATAATACAGCTTTTTTGGTCCAGTAGTTGGAATAGTAACTTCGATTGATCTATCAGTTGCTGTTGAAAATCCTGATTTATATTCTGCGCGAGTAACTATAGTATTATCTAATTTATAAACTATAGTACCGTCAGTCCATACATCGCCGCCGTTGTGCAGTCCATCGTTAGATCCACTAAATTGTAAATAATGCGGATTGTCTACTTGTACATCTTCCCCAGTATCTTCATCGGTTTCTATTGCGCCGCCAAATTTTAAGTTAGAAGAGTCTGATTGATCAAATATATACTTTCGACCTTTGTTCATTACTAAAACAGGATTTTCAACTCCGCCGAATTTAAAAACATTTTGACCTGTTTTAATTGAGCTTGCACCAACTGTAACTGCAACAATTACGTTTGCTGTTGTATCTCTACTATCATAAAAATTATTAGTACTAGTATGATTTTCAAGAGCAACATACGCTTTGCCCTGATAACGGACAACATCGTCTTTGGTATAGGCTTTTGTAGTTTGCCAATCGCCTGCCCATCTAAATTTTATTCTGTCTAATTTAAAATCTGCCATCTGTGCTCTCTTTAATAATCTTCGTTAGTATCGCTTTGCGATAAGGGGTCATGTGTATAATTGCGATTTATTCTTGCTACTAATTGTCCTTCTTCGTCAATATAGTATACAATATTTCTATTATCCCATTTAAATTGCTCATAATTTAGATTTTCATAAACTTTTTTATGAGTATTATCTCTGCCTTCAAAGAAGTTTTGTCCTTCTTGTAAATTGTCAAAATTATCTTCAGGATCACCTGGAATATTTACTTGCAAACTTGAATCTGGAGACATTTGATCTAATTTACCTAACCATAAGTCGCCTTGATCAGTCCTCTTAAGTCCATAGAGGTAACGTGTTCCAAAACTTTGAACTATTTCTCCTGGTGTTTGTCCTGTGTAATTTGTAGACATCTTTATTCCTTAAACAATATCAACGTAGCTGATTACTGCGTCAAATCCTTCTGTTGTATCACATACTAGAAACAACTGGTTACTTGGCGCTAAAATTAATTTTTCACCTGCACTTAATGCACGTAAACTTGTGTTGGGAGGTATTTGTACGTCCTTTAACCAATATCCTTCAACACTAGTATCGTCATGTACAAGCACACTAGCAAAAATTGTATTATCTGTTAGATTAGCAAAACTCATTCCTACAATAGTACTTCTTGTACCAGCAGTTGTTTCAATTGCTAGTATTGGTGTAGTTCCTACTTCTTTTATAACTTTGTTTAAAAATACCGTTGCCATCTTTTATCCTAGTGTTAGTACGTATTCAACTGCTAAACTTTCTGCTTGGTTGAACGTAATTGAACCTGTTGCGCCTGCGACTGACACCCACTGTAATCCATCCCAAAGTTCTAAATAACCTTGTTCACTATTAAAGCGAGTCATTCCAGTTTCTCGATATGCCGGAACAGGACGTTCTGCATTAGTACCTACAGGTACAACAAAACCACCTGTGCCTTCAATCTTAAAGTAGCCNGAACCTGACTGCTGGAAGTATAAGACGCCATTGCTAGTAGTATTTATTATACTGCTATCCTTAATAGCAATTTCGTCAAAAACAACTCTACCAGTTCCATTTGCACTTAAAGTTAAGTCTGTATTAGTTGTAATTGTTTCAATTACATTTCCGTTGATGCTAATATCATCTACTTCAATTACAGGAGTTTCTAGTTTTACATCATCCATTGAGGCAATAAGTTCGCCGTTGACGTAATATCTAATTACACCGTCATTTGCTCCGGGGGTTAATTCTGCTGTAATTTTACTATCTAAATCTAAATCGTAAACACCATTTAATGCAATCCAGTTGCCGTCGTAGCCTTCATACAAATTAGTATCAGTGTTATAACGAATCATACCAGTTGCTGGTGTTGGACGACTTGCAGTGTTGCCTTTTGGTAATTGTAAAGAACCAGTTGATGTAATTTTAACAACACCGCTATCTGCACTTAGATTAACATCTCCGCTTAGACTTTCAATTGTATTGCCACTAATTCTTAAATTACCGGTATCTATTCTTTCACCAGTAATTGTTGTAGTACTTCCGGCTGTAGTAATTGTNATACCATCAGTTGTGTCGATAGCTAATTTAGTACTTGTAAAATCAACAGTGCCGTTTTCTTGATTAACATAAAATAAGTCGCCAACTCTAAAGTCACCTTTGTGGTCTACACTACTATATCTTACTTTTGCATTGTTTAATTCAACAGCTTCGTTTGCTTGTATAACATCTGTTTGATCGTTATCTTCATCTTTTCCAGTACCAATATATGCAAAGTTTTGTGCAATAAGATACATCAATACACCATTGCCGTCGCCAAAGGCTCCGTAATTACCATATACACATGCACTTGCAATTGAGCGTATTTCGCCGCCGAAGTCTGTAGTATCTTTAAGATCAACAAAATCTGCTGTTGCGCCACCTAGTCCGACAAATCTTAAATCTTGTGATTCTAATGTGTCGTCAATAATAGTAATACTACTATCGCCGGCATTATTAAAGTGTAATAGCAGTACAGTGTTTGCATCACTGACGAACTCGCCTCCCGGTACACCAAAATTAGCTGTATAACGAGCTAGTCCTTTTGTAACTCTAAATTCATCTATATAACCAGCAAACGCTGCTGTTGCTGCAAATGTATTACCAATAATTAAAGGTTTAGCAACTCCGTAATCAACTGCGTCTGCATAAGTGCCTTGACTAACACCGTTTAAATAAAGTGTTGTTGTTCCGCTATTTTTAACAAGTGCTATGTGATTCCATGCATTTTGTGTTACCGAAGTTGTAGCAACTATTTCAGCTACATTATTAACTAAGAAATAAGGCTTATTATTAATATTGATACCAACAAATACAGCATTATCTGTTCCGGCGCCTGCTCTAAAATCTATAATGCAACGACTGTTGCCTGCGGTTGTTGGATAGAACCAACCTTCAACAGTATAGTCACTAGTGCCAAATCCAAAGTCGTCGTTTGACGCAATTCCAATATAATCTTCTACACCGTCTAATTGTAAACTACTAGATCCGAATTTTTTAATTGCTGTATCTGTTACTGGATTATTATATCTAGTAACTTCTTTACCGGCACGATCTTGTGCTTCTGTTAAACCAGTTAAATTTCCGGTAATATAAAATTTACCGTCAGTATCTACACTGTCAACTGCTCCAGTTGCTAATACAGTAATACCGTCTGTATCATAATATGTAAAAGTTTGTCCTGCTTGTATAGTGCCAGTTACACCACTAACTCTAATAGCAGTTTTGCCAGCACCCTTTAATCCAGATGCACTATCAAATGCGTACAAACCCTTGTTAGCAAAATAGGTAAAACTGTTAAGCCATTCTACTCTAACTCCGTTAGTAATACTAATTGCATCTACACCCGGTGTAATAAATGTTACACTATGGAATAAACAAGATGCTTCTCTTGAAGATATATTTGCTAAACTACCGTCTAAATATGCTCCGCCGCCTGCATCGCCTTGGTCAAACCCTCTTGGATCGCTTGCAGTTGTTACACTACCTTTTGTAAGAACACTTATATTTCTCAAATAAGGTGAACGTGTAGTTACTGTAAAATTGTTAGCAAACTTAAATGCATAGCCTGGAGCAAAAAAGTCTGCGATTGTTATATCTTCAACCGTTGTTTCACCATTGAGTAAAAATGCAGTATTAGTATTTGTTTCAGCTGTAGGCACAATTTTAACACTACGTATACTATGTCCTTTTACTGTAACTCCTACCGGAATTGTTAAAGGAAATACTTCTTCAAAGGTTCCTGGATAAATGTGTACAGTGTCTCCAGCAGTTGCAACACTTAGTGCTTTAGCAACTGTACCGTACGGATCGTTAGGATGATCTCCACTGTATGTATCATCTCCATTTTCTGCAACATAGTAAATATTACCTTGACGTAGTGCTAGGTCAACTCCTGCTACTGTAAGACTTGAAGTTGTAATATTACTTGCATAAAAATTATTAACCCAAACATCNGCCCACTCTTTGCCGCCTGTAGCAGGATCGCTTCCTAATGAATATGTACTATCTATATCAGGTATAATATTTGAAGCAACTTCTGCATTAAAAATAACTTCGTCTGTGTTAGCATCGCCGATAGTAATATCACCATCTGCGGTAATTGATCCTGTAGCAACAATATTACCATAAACATTTGTATTACCAAATATTTCTACACTACCAGTTCCGTTAGGATTTAATTCAATATTTTCATTTGATATAGTAGTTGATATTACATTATCTTGGATTCTAAAAGCATCAACAAGTAAATTTGTTTGATATACAACATTGTCTGCTGTACCTAATACAATTGGATCGCCATTAGTAGAAACGATAGTATTATTTAAGATTCGTAGACCACCAATATCAGCTTGATTTGCAATTTCTGCACTAGTTGATCTTGTAGTTCCGTTTACGTCTAAATCGTATTGGGGCGAATTTGTGTTTATTCCAACACGGCTGTTGTTTACATCTAAGTATAAAAGGTCGTTCTCAAAAGCTAAATTTACTCCCTCACGAAGTAAGTTCTGCTTTAAGAGCGGACCCGATATGCGACCTATAGCCATCTTTGCTCCTCAATACGGGGATCCTGTCCCTCTAGCCAAATTCTCAGCCTTTCGGCTCTTTGCTGGTTAACCACAGTATGGACCTGCAAAACAAATAGTCGCGTTTTGCATTAATAGTATTTATCGTTTTTGAGGATTATCCTAGTACAAGGGTATAGATATCAACAAGTTCTTTTAGAACTTCATCTGTAACTTCTTCGCCTTCGCCTGCTGCACGTTGCCAGCTAACTCCGTTCCATGTTTCAAGATATGTATTATCAGTATTCCAACGGGTATCGCCTACCTGTGGTGTTAACGGACGTTCTGCTGTTGTACCGTAAGGTATAACTATCCCTGTATCATAGTTAAATTTGATATAGCCAGCATCTGTTCCACTTAAAGAAATATTATTGTTGCTGGTGTTAAGTATAGTATTGTCTTTAAAATCAAAATCAAACACTTTAAGATTGCCTGTGCCGTCTCTACGTAATTCTAAATCTGAATTAGATAATGTAGTTGTAATTAAATTGTTGTTAAATAAAACATCGCCACTACTAAGACCGTGCAATTCTAATCCGTAATCATTTACTTGTCCAACTTGAACACCATTAAATCCAAATGTAATAGCTCCGGTAATTTGATTTGGTCTTATAAATGATTGCCTGTCATCACTAAACACGCCACCAAATGCAACATTACCAGTAACAGCATACCCTTCAAACAGATTAGTTTCTGAGTTATATCTTAAATCTGCTGTTTGTTCTGGTCTATTAAGTGTTGTATTATTTGGTAAAACTAATCCTGGATTAGAACTTAAATTTAAAATTCCAGTAACAGGCGATAGTATTAAATCTCCATTAATAGTTGTAACAGTATTTCCGTTAAATCTAATATTACCTACTTCTATACGTGCGCCATCGATATATGTTGCATCTGTTAAGTCGCCTACTGTTATACTACTTACACCAGTAAATGTTAAATTTTCTGCATCAAAACTTGTTTCGCCGGTTTCAAAATCAACAAAGAAATTATCGCCTACTCTAAAAGTTCCAGTTTGATCAGTTGAACTGTAATGTATTTTTCCGTTATTAAGTTCTGTTACTTCATTAGATTGTATTGCTAATGTTTTATCATTACTTGTGTCTTTGCCTGTGCCAATATAACTAAAATTGTGATTAATTAAGTACATCAACGTACTTGCGCCGTCTGCTTCTGCACCATAATTTCCATATATGCTGGCGCTGCCTATTGAACGTATTTCTGCGCCGTAACGTAAAGTGCTATCAGGTAATTCAAACCCTGTTGCGCCTTGGGTTGCATACAAACTTCTGTTGGCAAAATAGGTAAAACTATTAAGCCATTCAACTCTTACACCGTTTGTCATTGTAATACAATCAACACCCGGAGTAATAAACGTAACGCTGTGGAATAGCATACTTGCCTCTCCACTAGCTTGTTGATCTAATTCACTACCATCAATCCATGCACCTTTACCTGCATCAGCTGCATTAAACCCTCTTGGATCGCTTGCGCTTGTTACACTGCCTTGTGTAATAATAGAACAATTTCTAATATAAGGCGAACGTGTACTTACTACTCCATTTGGCGTAAATCTAAATGCATATCCTGTATTGTTTATACTGTCATAATAGAAATCTTTAATAGTAATGTCTTCAATTGTACAATCTCCCTGTATGTGAAATATATCTTCACTTTGACTTGATGTATCAGGTTTAATAATTGTATTTCTTAAATCTTCGCCGCGGATTGTAACATGAGGAGGAACAACTAACGGACACGCTTCTTCGTATGTTCCTGGAAATACATGTATTGTTACAGGCCCAATTGTAGACGAATCAGCAGCATCTAACGCTCTTGCAATCGTAGCAAACGCACCGTGTTGATGATCACCAACATTTGTATCATCACCTAGTGTACTAACATAAAATATGTTACCTTGGCGCAGTGCTAACGAAGTGTCTGACAGAGTCACTGTACCGACATCAACTACTCGACCGTTTAAAAATCCGCTATATAAATCTAACCAACGCTTGTTAGCTTTACCTAATGAACTTGTATTAGTTCTTGCAGGTATTATGTTGCTACCTAAGTCTGAAGCAAACGTAACACTATCATATTCGCTATCACCTAACGTTAGGTCGCCTCCGAAAGTTACGTCTCCCGTTGCGTGTATATTTCCAGTGTTATTCCAATTGCTTCTTATATTAACTTCGCCAGTGCCGTCTGGTCTTAATTCTAAATTTGTGTCTGTTGTAGTAGTACTAATAGTATTAAAATCAATTTTAATGTCATCTGTTGCAATAGCTGTTGCATACGTATCATTAAATTGACTCCAAATAACTAAATTTCCGCTGTTACTTCTTATACCGTTGTTTTCGATACTAACAAAGTCTATGTTAGCATTAGTTCCAACATAATTTACAGTTGATAAAATAGTAGGAATTAATAGTTGATCAGATGGAGATTCATTGTTAATACCAATCTTATTGTTGACAGCATCAATGTGCAACAATGCAGTATCTGAACTTGTATTTTTAAAATTAAGATAGTCCTTGCCTGCACCGCCTTGGTACAGTTCAAGATTATCTTTTAAAACTCCGCCGCCTATACGGCCATTTTGTGATTCTGGCATTCAGTATCTCCCGATACTGTATTTATTTGTCTAGGTTATGAATTATAGTTACAGGTTTACCTAATGGAACAGGACTTGTAAATTTAATCCACCACCCAGAACCTGATGCAGTGTAAGGATGATTAGGACCTTGTTCTGCGCCGCCTGTGGTAATTTCAGCAGTTTGATGTATTGTATAGTTTGTAGTTGGTATTTGAACTACGTTTTCGATCATTACTATAATATTATTAGCACTTGCTGGTACTGGAAAATCAGCGTCATTGCTTTGTAGCTCGCCAAAAACGGTTTCAGTAGCATCACCGGTGCCAATCTCTTGCCAAACAATTCCTGGATCTTGATTTGGTTCTTTAAATCTTATTTCTCTCCAAGCACCATTTTGATATACTTCTAATTGATTATCATCTGTGTTATAACGTACCATGCCGTTTACGTTACTTGTAGGACGCTGTGCTTGCGTACCTTTGGGTACAATTATTGAATTAGTACTGGCGACAATTACAAGATCATCAATATTATATTGTACACCTTTCCCAGTAATACTTCTTAGATTTGTATTTTGTGCTTTTAATAATCTCATTATACTTCCAAGTAGCTAACTGTAGCCGAAAGATCTGTAAGTCCGGCACCAAGGTTTGGTCCTGCTACAAAACTAACTTTATCTCCTGCTTCTAATACAATTCTTTCACTATCAAAAGTAAAAGTTTCTGCTGCTGGCAACACTAGATTGTTTACAACTCTAGTTATTGAGTTGCTTAATGGGTCGCCGCTTGGTATAAAGTGTAAATCAAAATTTGCAGCATCAACTGCGTCATTATTACAAACTAGTATGTTTGTAATTGCATAACTTTTGCCTGCAGGAACAGTTAAAATGTCTAGTTGTGTAGTTGTTAATTGTGCGTTTACGATTGCCATTATTGTTCCTTAAAATAACATTCCAAAAAGGAGTGCTCTATTTTTACTTACTAATTCGTCTCTGTTTTCTTCTGCATTTATGAAATATAAACCAGTTTTACCTGTGTATTGATTGTTTACATAAAGTTTAATACCTTCACTAGGAGCAAGAGGTGTTTGATTTATATCTCCTGGACTTGGTACACTACTAATATGCAGATTATCATCAATTCGAATACTACCAGTTCCTGGAGAACTTAATATCAAATCTTCGTTACTAGAAATAGTTTCAATTATATTTCCACGTAAACGTATTTTTTCAAACTCCCAACGATCATCAAACACTTCTGATACAACGTTGCCGTCTATTGTAAATGATATCTTACTATCTATACCGCTAGATTCTTCGTCTGCAACAACAATACTCGATGGGGTTAAAACTCCGTCACCAATCTGTTGCAAAAACACTGTAGCAAATGCTGTACTAATAGCATCGTCTACGTATCTTTTATTTGTAATGTCATCATCATCTGTAACATTATCTTCATAATTGACAGTTCCAGCTACAGTTATTACACCCGATCCTGCATTAATTAAATGTAAATCACCGCCTGCTGTATTAACATGATTAGTTTTAATACCTTTTAAAGCGCCGCCATCTAATCTAAATACAAATAGGCCTTTAGTTCCGTTAACATTATCAGTAACACTATCGTCTATTACCATAAATGCATTGTTTAATGATCCTCGATCAATTTCAATACCCGATGATGAATTGGCGCCTACGCCTCCTGCAACACCTGCGTTAGCTTCACCACGATTGAGGAGTATAATATTATCCTCAATCGTCATGTTTGCTGTATCAACTGTAGTAGTATTACCTAATACAGTCAAATCACCTGTAATTACAACAGTGCCTTCTTCGTTACCGGTGTCAAGAGTTATTACACCACCGTTTTGTACGGTAATCTTATAGTCACCACCATCTACTCTGAAGAACTTAGACATAGCTTATCCTTAGATTGCTGTTAAACGTAGAATTGATTCTGTTGAGTCATCTTCAAGCGCCCAAGTATAACGATTGTTATCCCAGTCTGTTGCAGTTCTATTAAATAATTTTTTAATAATTACTGAACTTCCGCCAGCGCCAATGCCAATTAGAGACATTTCGCCTTCTGCATTTGGTGAGATTTCGTTAACTAAACGGCATACCTTTGTAATTGTGTCGCCGTCATTAGAACAGTTAAATTTATTTGTACCACGTTGTGATAAAATCTTTCCTTCGATTAAGTTTGATCCATCATGGAATCTTGCTGGAATTTTTGGTGTAGCGTCTACTCCTGTAGCACCGAAAAATCTTTTATTAATTGGACGTCCCATTTGTTTTCTCCTATAGTTACGTTCTAAGTAATACGCGGTGGGTCAATTCCGCACAAGTCTACTAATGTAGCACGATTTACGACATAAGTATTTATCACAAAAGAGAAAAGCATGCTTTTAGTAAAGTCAATAAAAAAGGCCCCGAAGGGCCTTTTTCGTTTTACGTTAAAACGTTAACTTAGCTAAATGCTAGGTTGCTGCTGTTAACTTCTACCTTCTCTAGGTAGTCAGCTGCGTTACCTAGTGACGAAGCAGTATTCGATAGCTCAACATATCCATAACGTGTCATGAACGAAACTGTTGGCTCGAATGTGCCTGGATCTAGGACAACACCTGAACTCATTAGCGGGATGTATGGGCAGTAGAATGCCGCTGCATCTGATTCGCTTGAACCTTTGTAGCCAATTAGCACATCGTCATCAGCTGCATATGTGTTAACATATACTTTCATTGCATTGTTCAAAGTACCAACCATCTTAGTGTTAGTTGGAGCTTCAAATGTACCTTCAGTAGTACGTGCAAATGCTGAAGTTGTAGCACTTTGTAGAACAGTTAGGATTGCTGGTGAAACAACAGCCCAGTTACCTGCGCCACGACGTGTACGCTGTGCGATACGGTTTGCTGCACGGTTAACTAGAACTGCAAGTGCTGCATGCTCATCGCCAACGAATGTAGCTGTACCTGACACTGCTGCCTGGTTAAACGTATCAGTACCTGTACCAGCAAGTGTTGCTAGTGAACTTAGTACTTCTTGGTCGATCTCAGCAGTAATCTCTTGAGCAAGTGCTGCCATGATTTCTGCTTCAACGTCGATGCCGTGCTGTGACTGTGCGTCTTGTGCGGCTTCAAATGTCCAGCGAGCTGATAGCTTGCGTGACTTTGCTTCGACTGTTTGCTTCAAGATCTGAATTGACATACGGTTACCCGCTGCGCCTTCTAGTGCTGCTGTTGCATCGGCTTTTGCAGTTGTTGCATTACCTGAATATGCTTCAGCAATCTTGAATGGGCTTAGTGCCTCTTCACCAGCAACTGCGCCTGATGCGCCTGTGCCTGCTGTGTCGCTATAGCGAACACGTAGCGTGTGAATCTGACCAACTGGGCCAGTCATTGGTTGTACACCAACTAGATCATTAGCGATCACTGTTGGCATAACACGTCTGATCACTGGAAGGATCACACGGTTTAGGGTTGCGACATTACCGGCGGATGTAGCTCCAGCAGTGGCAGTCTCAGACAAATACTGACGTGTATTTTCTAAAGTTGCAGCCATTACTGACTTCTTGTTGCCTTGTAGGCCTTCAAGTAGTGCGCTTTTTGTATCCTGCCAGCGACTTTCTAGTAGTTCTGACATAATTATCTCCTTAATTTAATCCAGCTAAACGTCTAATGTCAACAACATTATCGTCTGCTTTTTGTCTACTAACGTTAGTTTGTGACTGAGCGTCACGGTTGCCTGTTACTTCTTTTGCCTCTGATAGGACTGCCTTCTTCTTCGCTGGAGTGTTACCGTCGATAACAGCCGGTAGGTATTTTTCAAACTGGGCACGTAAACGTGCTGTTTGTACTGATTCCAGTAAGTCTGTCATAATCTCGCGTTGATCTTTACCTAAAGGTCCGACCAATTCGTTCATAATCTTAGTTCTTTCAGCAGATTCAATTAATCGAGTTTTTTCTTGGTTAACTGATTCGGCTAAAGTTTTTGCCTTTGTAGCAAATGCTTTTGCTTCTACTAGTTGCTTGTCTTTTAGATCAAGTACTTTTAGAAGTTTAGCTGTTTCTGAATTTTCATTTAGGTAACTAGTACCGTACTCAGAAGCAAATGCTTCAAATATTTTACGACCAAAGTCGTTTCTACGTGCTGTATCAATATCTTCTTTTAGTGCAGCAATTTCACCTTTAAGTGTTTTGCCAACCATTTCAGATACTGCTGTAGCACTTCTTTCGATAAAGTTAGCTTTAACTTTAGCGAAGTGTGTTTTAGCTTCACGTACTAAGCGTACTTTTGTTTCAGCTAAATCTTTCTTGTCTTCGTAGAACTCTGCAATTTCGTTTGATAGGGCNTCTACAACAAACTCTTCTAGCTTTGCATAATTTTCTTGCATTGCTACTTTGTCTGTACGTAGTTCTTGGATTTCTTTTTGTAGTTGTTCTACAACAAAACCCTTGAGCAGATTTGAATTTTCACGCATTGCAACAGCATACTTAGCTTTCGCTTCAGCAAGTTGCGCACGATCTTCGGCAAATTCATTAATTTCTGCTGTAAGACGCTCAGAAAGCATTGCATCAATAGCTTCAACCATAGTTGACTTATCATGCTCATACTTTTGTGCAAATTCTTCACGTAACTCAGCAGTTGCCTGCATTTTGTTTTCGCGAACCTTTGCATCCCAAGCTTCTTCAATTTGTGCCCTGACTTCTTCGTTTACTACATCGTTCTCAAAGAGTGTTTTCAGTGCATCTATCATACCATTCTCCTAGTTATTGGAGTTTGTTGATTATGTTAATCAACGACTCTTTTAGATACTTTTGTGCCTTTGTGTCTTGCTTTGTTGCCTGTGCTAATTCGTACGCCTTATATCCGCCGCGGGCATTCATTAGATGCTCATAGATTGGTGTAGGATATGCACCAGGGGCGCTGGGCTGAGCCACAACGTCCACGGTGATTATTTCAAAATCAGATACTTCATTACTGCCGTCTTCTGATACATTACCACTGCCGCGCGATGAAACACCTAGTTTAACTCCGCTTTCTAGCATTGTTTTAACTAACTGTCCCATCGGCGTA